TTATTGCTCCCTTAAATATGTTCTGGAAGCTCGCGCCCCGACCTATAGGACTCGCGATAAATACCGGTTGAGCAACCAGTTCAAAGGGGTGGGTTACCTGTTAAGAAGATCTTTTTCCTTGGATCCCCGCGAACTGCCAAACTCAAACTGAAATGCGTCTTTGATCATACCCAGCAACATGCCAGCGGCCATGTTCAATAGCGCGAAAATCTGGTCTGGCATATCAAGGCGGCCGTCCCACGCGAAATAGACAATTGCCACAAAACTGGCAAATGCCCCGGTCAACATGAAATCGGCGCGGACGTTCTGATATCCGGCCTGCTTGAGTTTCACATCCCGGTCACGGGCATTCTGCCGGTCGGCAAGATAGGCCTTGTCCAAATCCACCTGCAATGACGCCATGTTTTGCTTGAATTCAAGCGCCAGCTTTGGGTCTGCTTTCAGGGCCGTCAAGGCGTCGTTAGGATCGCCTGTGCCCGTGATCTGTTCGGCAGCATCAATAACCTGCCCGGCCACCTTACCGACCTTATCGCCAAAGATATGATCGGCCAAACCGGGAATAAACTCTTTCGCCAGGGCCATTGCCCCGGCAATCAAAAGCGGTGCAACCATATCAGTAACTCCAAAAGGCAGGGCTTGGAAAACCGTTCGGCTCGCCCATATCGAAATGCAGGAACCGGCCTGCGCCTTTCTGACTGACGCCGATACGTCGGATACCGTGCTTGCGGGCAATCACAATCAGGCGCATGGCCTCGTCTCCGGCAATGGCGATATCAGCGGCACAGCCATAGGTATGCGCGCCTGGCGCGGCCTTTTTTGCTTCAACGGGGTGCGAAGGATCACGATAGCCAGACGAAACAATCATCGGCTTATCGTATTCAAGGCGCACGGCATACAGAACATCCATGAACCTTTTTTGCATATGGTTGTCGCCGGTATGCTTGCAGTCGAATTCAGACTTCACAAACAGCGGCTCGTATTTGCTCCAATCGATCATGTCACATATTCCCTTTGCGGCGCTCGCTGCGCCATTTGTAAAACATCTGCATGAGCAGATATGCGATAGACAAAAGCCCAATCGCGATCTTCATGAACACGTCGATCTGATCACCGAATTGAACCAAAAAACCGCCCGCCCCCACGGCAGCCGTTGAAACCATCTTTGCCTTTTCAATCAAAATCCTGCTCCCCTCTCAGCGCAGACATAAAAAAAGCCGCCCGACGATATCGAGGGCAGCCACAGAGATTGCAGATATTCAGGGCAATCAGGGATCGCCAAAGGCCATAAGGACAAGCGCCCAGGCCGTGGCCGTGATCAGCCCGCAAGCGAGTTCGGAATATGCGGTCCAGCCATCAATAAACCGGCCATATCGGGGCAATTTATGCCGCCATCGATGAAAGCCGAAATAGATCACGCCCATGAATGGATTAAGCAGCAACAGGCCACGTAGCGAGAGATAAACCACACTGGGGCTTTTCCCGGTTGGCCACCAGCGCGACCAGCCCGGGGCATCGCCCAGAAACAACAACGGCCCGACAAGCAGGCCATACCAGGTGTTTAGTGAAACCGCGAATAGTACCCCGGTCAACAACGCCCAAATGGCGGACCCCAGCGACGAACGCCCCGGCCCCAGCCCGCCGCCGCGCGGCATGCGATACATGATCGCGGATAGCAGAATTGCCAGATAAATCATGCCGCCACCCCCGGCCAGTTCGGCCAGTTTTCCACATCGTCAAGGGCGGTGATGGTTCCGGCCGCAATTTCGGCCCGAATAACCCCCTCGCCTTCGTAACAGGCCGCCACATGGGCGCGAACCGCAACGACCAGATCACGCATTTCTGTATTGGTCAGGGCTTCAAACCCGTGCGCAAATTTCCAGCCATCGCCATCCGTGCGCAAACCTTCATTAATGGCCTGCAATTCGGCCATGCATTTCGCCTGCCCGCGATCATCGGTTGCCTGCACCCAATCATTCCAAAGGCACCCGCCCGTTTCCGCACGATAACGACGGCTGGCCGCAGCGGCAAAAAGCTGATCATAGGTCGGGGCTGGCATTTGCCATGCCGCGCCATCCCATGTGGCATTAGGCGAAGGCGGCGCATCAGGCGTGTGCCCATCGGGAATATTACCCGGTTCATCGATCACAAAAGCCGCCCCGGTTTCGGTATTGTAAACCGTTTCCCCGCGATGATCCGCGATTAGGGACCAGGTTGCCCCATCGGAATTATAAACGGCGACCATACCCGCGACCGCATCGGGCGGGGCAATATCGGTTGCCCACGCAGGCATCAGGAATTCGCCATCACGTTTCGGGTTTTTTTGCGCCACGCCTTCGCCCGCAAATGCACCGTTACGCGGGTCATAAGTGTAAATTTTCATGGATTTACCTGTTAATATTTAATGCACCAATTGACGGTAATGCTCATACCACGGGTCTGATCGCCCACACGGGCGCCAGGTGAATTACCACTATCAAAATCAAAACCCTGTGTTGCGTCTCCGCCTGAACCGCTTGCATATTGCAGCGACGGGGTTGCGCGCGATGAGAACGCCCCGGAATATGTGCGCCCCGCAGAACTGTCCTGAAACATTCGGGATCCTTGGACGCTACCCGTAATGCGTTGCATCTGGTCTGCCTGATACGTACCAAACACGCGACCAGGATCGAAACCACGCCCGGCATCGAACCCGCGCAAGCCCACACCTCGACCATCAGGAAGGCGGAAATTGGTGGTGCCATTGCCGGAAGAAAAGGAACCGGATGTTGCCTCGTTCCAATTTGCCTCGGTAATCAGGTTGCCGCTGGTCTGGATGTACGCCCACAAATCAGGGTAATCCGCGCGCAGGGGCATGCTGGCATCCAACAGCAAAAACCCCGGAAACGGCGTTGTGCCCAAAGCTGGCAAGACCGCGCCGACGGGCAAAGTATCTGCAGGCGGAAGGGCACCGATGGCACCGGCAATCATGGCCGTAATCGCGGCGGAAAGCTGGGTAAGGTCATTGCCATCGGGATCAAGACCGGCATCGTTGATCACTTTGACGATTTCACGGATCGGATGTTCAAAAGCCTGCGCACCGGGGATAGACCCCTCGATGCCATTGGCAGGGTCAGCATTGACCCAGGACCGACCAGGGTTACTCAAATCCCCGTTTACCGGGGCGACATATTTCATGACAAACCTCTAACGTTCAGGAACAAAAAAAGACCCGGAAAACCGGGCCTTGTGTGCTGGATTTTAGACTGGAAATACGCGATCTAGGCAGGTGTTGATAAAAAGCGCAGCTTGAATTTTTCGATTTCGCCGAACAAGGTGCGCAACCCGTCTGACCTGTCACCTAAAACAATTGTGGTTAGGCCGGTAGGGATGATGCCTGACACGTCGGGTCCGTAAATGACCGCCTCACCACCATCGACTGACATTGAAAACCAGAAATTATTGGTTTCGATGTGGGCAGTGATTTCGATATGACATTTACCAGGAACAGGCAGACTGTAAAAAAGGGCTTGAGTTGATCCATTTGTTACATAGATACCAATAGTGTTGTTGCTGGCACGGAAAACCTGAATAGCGGGTGATGTAGTGCCGTCATCAAGTGACACAAGGCATTGCGAAGTCGATCCAATGCCCTCCGCAGTCCACCCGCTCACAGTGAATTCAAACGGGGCACCGTCTTGCCACCCGGCGACATTGGACAGCGGAATTTTCAGGGAGTCGGCGTCCTGAACAACACCTAATGCACCTGTCTTTATAATATCCTGAATGAACGATCCGGGCGCAAAACCTGCATTCCAAAGATAAATGCCGGAAATTCCGTCACCGGCGACACCGTTACCATCTCCAAATCTAATAAGGACGCCCTGCGTCGTAGAACTGCGCGTTGCCGTTATCCAGCACAGATAAAAACCGAGGCCAATTGGCGTAATACCTGATGTTGATATACCGGAAACTTTAGTTCCCGTCGCCAAATCCCATTGCGCGGCAATTGATGATGAATTCCAACTTAGTGCTATATTGTCCAACTCTCCGGGCGCGGCTATTACATAGAACACGTAAGCATCATCAGCAATGTAAGGACTAGGTATCTGATATATGCCGTTCGATGTGCCAGCCACCGTCACCATTTTATCAGCGCTCAATTCACCATCAGGCCCGATAGCGGCATTGGGCGTAATCGTCACCCCTTGCTTCACCCAGTTGGATTGGGTGAAATCATTGGAATATTTGAAGCGGTTTTCGCACGATCCGCTAATCACTCCCCCCAACTTCTTCAACAAAACCGGGTCATGCTGAACCCGCAATTCATCAATCCCAGCCCGCGCAATTTCGCCACTGGCATTCACATAACTTGCAAAGCTGTTACGGGTGAATTGCCACCCCGCAGGCAGGCCATTACGCAGGTCGATATCGATAATCGGTTCGGGGATGCCGCGATAGGAAACCGTTAAATCCTGTTGTGCAGGCTGATACCGGGCAAGCAGACATTCAAGATCATCGGCGCGGTTGATGGTGGCAAGGGCATCCTGCCCCAGCACGCCAGAACCACAACGAAACCAGGTGACACGCGGTTCTGGCACCACGACTTTCCACGAAAAGCGATCCGCCCCGATGGTATCAAACCGCGTGACAGGGGCGGCACCGGATGAATCCCCACCGATTTCGCTTAGGCCGCAGACGAAGGGGCGGTTTTCAGTGATGGTTACGTCATAGCCAAGGCTTTTTGCCAGATCGATGAAATATTCCGGGCTTTGGCCGCCCTGCGCCCGATACCGGGTTAGCACGGCATTACGGCGATCTTCGATATTGACATTCAGGGTTTGAAAGCAGCAATCGGGCAAGCCGACTTGGGTTTCGTGATCTGCCAGCATTTCAGATGCGCGGGCCGGTTGGATTTCGGCAACCAGCCGTTCGGCGGCAAGGTCAACATCCAGCCAGGTTTGCGCTTTGGCGCGCAAAAGTTCGCGGCCAGTGCCGTCGTAATCCCGAAACCCCTGCCAAAAGGCACCGGGCGGCAGGGCCGATGCCGCTGTTTCGGCATAGGCTTCCAGCCGGTCATCATAATCAGTCATAGGTAATCACCCCGGAAATGGCAATTTGCCCGGTTGTGTGGTCGATATCATCGGTCGGGCTGGTCAGCCGATGGCGGTTTTCACCCGCCGCGATGGATACCGCCTCGCCGATCCAGTCAAAACCGATGGTTCCACCCGGCACAGCGCGGCGATAAAGCATATCTGCAAATTCCGCCGCGATTTGCTGGCGCACGGCGGGCGTATCAGGGTCAAGCCCGGTCACGGTTAAATCAAGCGGCACGCCAATGGGTGCGACGGCAAAAACATCGGCATTCACCGGACGGCGTTCATCAAGGTAATCCTGCATAATTGCGACATCGCCGGGTTGCGGAATGCCGCCCTGACCAGCCCGAACCACATCCATCATAAACCGCACAGTTACGGTGCCCGCGCCCATTTCACGCGGGGACACCCAAACCCGCGTCACGCCGGGCACTTGCAAAGCCCAGGCTTCATAATCGTACCCCGCCCCGCCTTGTGGAGCGTTACGAATACGATCCAAAATCCGGCCCCGGTAAAATTCGCGAAGGCCCGGGCGGCCATCCTGTTCGGCATCGGCGCCGCCTGCCAGGCCAGCCACGCCGACGATACAGGTTGGGTCCACACCCGAAACCGGCGAAACCAGCGTTAAAATGCTGCCCGCTGCCAGATTGCCCGCCGCACCGGGATCAATCGCCGTGATTGTGGCAACGGCCTGCCCGGCCACCAGCGTTACACCGTCCTTGACCTGATACTGCACACCCGCCGCGCTTTTAACGATCTGGACGGCATCAAGGGCCGCCCCGGTCAGGCCGGTAAAGGTTACTGACCCGCTGGCACGGGTGGCGGGTTGGCGCGGGACACCATAGGTAAAACCATGCCCGTCCAAATTTTCGCCGGTCGCGTATAAAACCATCGTTTGCGCGGCGACGTAATCCATATAGCCATAAGCACCAAAGGCCATCATGCCATCAATATAGGGCATGGCAGAAACCGGCCCCTGCCCGGTAGTCACACCCTGCCCCAACCGGGTCTCATAGGCCGCCTTTGCCTGATTGCGCAGATCCGGGAATGCCGGGGTATAAAAGCCGGTCAGCTTGCTGGTCATTGATTTTCGTCCATCCATTTCCAGATATTGGCAAAGCGCCGCTCGAAAAGCTGGCCATCGGGCCGCTCGATGACGGCGCGCGCGGAAATCACCCAGCGCCCGGCATCGCGGTCGCGAAACGCCTCAAATGTGACTGACCGGGCAAAGCCATTATCGGTTAACCATTTCAGGGCCTCGTTGCCATACTCGCGCACCCGCGCGATGGTTTGCGGGGTAATGATTTCGCGATCGAGAAGCCATAATCGCGACCCGACCTTTAAGCCCGGTATCACCGGCCAGGCATCGCCCCAAAACCCGCGCCGGTCACCATCGGGCACGGCATCATCATCGCGGGCGCGGCGGTCGGTAAACAGGCTGGCAATCACGGCGGTTTCAAGCCCGTGATCGGTTTTAAAAGATGAAGAAATTCCATCAACCATTTGCAAATCAAACCGCTTGCGCGTTTCATCGAACCGCACAGCAAGATCGGTATAGGCAAAGTCTGCCATGTTTACATTTCCTGATTAGGGGTGCCGGTTGGGCCGCCATTGTCGTTTTCAGCGTGATCATGGCCGTTATAGGTGGCACGCATTCCGGCCATTGACCGGGCATTACCTACCCCTGTCTGGTCAGTGATATCGCCCGCAACAGTCAGATTGCCGCTAATGGTGACATTGCCGGAAAATTCCGCCAGCGGGGCATCGATCATCACCTTATTGGCGGCAACAATATGCAAAATATCGGTTTCAACCAGCACCATACGGCCACGCTTCAACGTGATGCGCTGGCCCTGATCGTCATACAGCGAGACTTCGCCGTTTTCCGCCGCACCCGATTTTGCGCGGTGCCGCCGGTCCATTGCAGGCAATGCGACCACAAGGTTGCGCTCTACCGTCATCGCGATCATTTCCGCCCCGCGCCCGGACGCATCGACAGGGTGCGGAATATGATCAAAACCGTAAGGCAGCATGACCGTCACATCATCAGGCGTTTCGCCCGCGCGGCCCGCCACTTGCGCCACCCGCGCCCCGCCCTGTTCAGACAAGCGCATATAGCGCACAACGGCGCGAAACAGCATGTTTTCAACACGCCGCGTTAACCGGTCGATCAGTTCCTGAAACATAGGTTATTTTCCTTGGGCCGCACGGCGCAGGGCCTCGTATTGGGCACCACCAGCGGCCTTTGAAATCACCGGCGCTGGTTCCCATGCGGAAACCGGTTCAAGGTCAAGACTGGCGCGATACCCGCCGCTATCTTCGTCAAGCGACAGCGACACACCGGTAATCAGCATATCGCCGTTAATATTGGTCTGTTCATCCACCACCGACACCAGCAACCCGGGACGCCACAAATCGCCGCCCGCGACTTGCCGCCAGCCTTCCACCGTATAATTGACCGATGTCGATTTGCCGACGCGACGGGCAACTTCCCAATCCACGCGCTTTTGCAAATCCCCGGCTGTTCCGGCCCCGTCCGACGTCAGAATTTTGGGCCGGTATCGCGCAACCGCATGATCGTGCGCGGTCGCCTCGGGTTGCGCCGCGCCAAGCCCGAAATCCGTATCGCTGGTGGCCGCCTGGCTCCGCATAATCAGCCGGTCAAACCGGTTTGACATGGTAAGAGTGGACGATAATTCAATGATATTATTGTCATTTCTTAATTGCCCGGTGGCGGTATAGCGCATTCGCAGGCTGGTTTGCGCCCGCCCCCAGCCGGGGCGGCCCAGCACAATGCCGCCATCCCCATCAGACCAGGCATTAAAGCCCCGTTCGCGACAAATGCGGTCTAACACCTGCGAAACGCTTTCGCCTTGCTCCACCTTGATTTTATCAAACACCGCGCCGGTATCGACAAGGGCGCGCACAGCAATGCCAAATGGCTTGCACAGCACCCTTGCCGCTTCGATCAATGTCAGCTTGCGCAACTCGCCGCCCGAAACAATCGCCGAACAATCGACCAGATCACCCGCATCGGACCGGCCCGAAAGCCGGACCCCTTCACGGTCTGGCACCGTTGAATTATCGATGGTTTCAATATGGCCGGTTAAAACCACATCACCGCCAAACCGCACGACCGCTTTTAATGCGTCACCATGATCGGGGCGGAATTCAGTGGCGGTCACGGCGAAGGTATCGGCAATATCGTCGATAGACAGGTTGATGGCGCATTTTTGCCAATCATTGTAAATCACGCCATCCAGCAGGATTTCCGGCTTTTCATCATTCATCCAGAACCTCGATTGCGCTGCCACCCGCAATCTGGTTGGGGTGCTTGGTGCCGTTGCGGGCAATAATTTCACTGGCGCGGCTGGCATCGCCATAAAGGCGGTGCGCGGTGACAAAGGCCGGTTCGCTGCGCCACGGGGTATCGTTAATCACCCGCGCCTTGCCTGATCCCTCGGACTGGGTATGTTCAATCACAGCGGGCCGCAAATCGGCCAGGGCAGCAAAAACGCTGCCATCGGCCTGCCCCGCGTCAACACCCCCGGCCCGGTCCATTTCGGCGTCAATTACACCGACAAACTTTTCCGCAAGGTCACGCGCCTGATTGTAGGAAACAAAACTGTATTTCGGCAGCAATTCCGCCGCCGCCGAAATCGCCGTGCGCCGCACCAAACTGCCGATTGCCGATGTGTTTGTTGCCTCGATAATCCGCGTTCCTGTTACCGCCGGGGCCGATGATACCAGACCGTCATAACCGCCAAGCGACAGGAAACCATTCAGGCCATCATCAAGGTCTGGCACAGCACCCGACAGCATGGAAAAACCGGCTTGCAAGCCATCAGCGATGTCGACACCCCCGCCCGAAATGGCGGTTAAACCCACCGACCCGATTTTTTCAATCGCGTCGGACATGGTGGACGTCACTCCAAGGGCTGTAAAAACCTGCCCGCCCACCTGATCGGTGACAAGGCCAATGGCATTTGCGGCCCCTTGCCGCACAAAACCCGGCATGCCATCACTGACATAGGCGCGGATAAAAGCGTTTTTCGCCGCCAATGCCAGCGCCGATGACCGCTTTGCAAGGGTAGACGATGTATCAACCAGACCCCGGGTAAAACCGCGCTCCTCGTTTTCGTCAACTTCCTCGAACGTGATGGCAAATTGTGCCACCCCGCCCTGATCAAAGGACTGGGTTTCGCGGTAATCCGTCACCTTGACCCAGCGTTCGGCATTAACCCCGCCAAACGGGTCAACAAAGGTGCCGGGGCCGGGTTTTTCAAGCGCGGCAAGCATCCGGTCGCGGTCGCTAAACCCGTCCGATGCCATAACCAGCGCATTGATATTATACACCCGAACCTTGCGGCCCAAATCCTGCGACTGTGCATCATCACGGTTGGGCCGCTCTACCGTCGGGCCACGACGGCCAGACCCGCGCGAGCGATCGCGCACGACAAAAGGCACCCCGCGAAAGCTGCCCTCGCGAATTTCGTCATCGAACATGGTGATTACATTCCTGAAATGGGCGACCCTACGGATTTAAGCTGTTCAAGCCCACCCAACGCAAAACCCGTATCAGACTGCTTTTCGCTTTCCAGCAAATGCGTCACATACCAGCTTTTTAGCGGGCCTTTTTTCGATGATGCCATTGCGGCTTCCAGTTCCTGCAGGAAATAGGCGCGCAGGCGTTTGTCGCTTAGATGCTGTACTGTTTCGCCGAACTTCCAGCGCGGGGCGATTTTCACGCTGTCATTCACCGTATAAAGCAGCGAAATCGGCAGACGCTTTTTCTTGCTGCGCCGAATAAAAACACCCCGCTTGCCGCTTTTCATTGTCGCGATAAACGGGGTTTGCGGGGCATAAGGCACTGGGTTGGTTTTTGACCTTCGACGGCGCGAAAGCGCCTTTTTTGCGACCTGATCGCGCACCTTCGCACGAGTAAATTTGCGCGATATTTTGCCTGTTTCGCGCTGCCCGGTGCGCGCGCCCGCCGCAGGCAACCACGCCGACGATTTATGGCGGATACCGCCTGTTTCCTGATCTTCAAGAAACCATAGCGGGGTGCCAATGACAGCATGAATATCGCGCTGTTTTCTGTTGCTAAGGTCCAAAAACAACGGCCTGCGACCGCCTCCTTTGGCCTTTAACGCACGCTCACGCACTGTAAAACGCTGCCCCATATCCGACAAAATCTGATCACGGGCATCAAAAACCACCCGGTTGATGGCTTTTGACATCGCGAACGGGACCTGGGTTTTTTCAATATCCGTCAGACGCGATACAATCGCGTCGATATTGTCAGACATGGAAACATCAAGCATTAACCTGCCCCCGCAAAACTCGGCCCGCGCCGCAAAGTCGTTTCAAGACTGATCCCGCGCGAACGGTTCTGTTTGATCTGCGCACCATCGGCCCCGGCCCCGGTCAGTTCGATCACGATCTTTCCTTCTGGCGCCACGGGTGCCGCGAAATTAGATTGTGACGCCTGGCGACGGTCCATTGCCGCGTTCGCAGCACTGGCCATGTCAGGCTTTGCATCGGGCTTCGCCGGGGGCGGTTGGTCTGGCTGGGAGGCATCGACTGAAATTCCCAGCTTATCGATTACCCAGTCAGGCAGGACAGAAACCATCGACTGGATTTTTTCCTTGATGATGCCGCTTAAATCAAACCCGGTCAGGTATTTCAGCATTCCTTCGGCGTAGTCATACCAGATCACGAAGGGGTTAAATTCCTTCATCACTGTTAAAATGCCATCGACAAAGCCGTTTTTGAACGCGGACTTTATTGCCGAAAATTTGTTGGTGAAATAAGCGACGATTTTGTCCCAGTTATCGTAAATAATGTACGCCGCCGCCGCGATAGCCGCGATGGCCAGAATGATCGGGTTTGTTGCCACAATCCAGCCCAGTTGGGCAAAGGCGGTGCCAACAGAAACCACACTGGCAATAAACGGCCCTGCCATGATGGCGGCCATGGCAAGGGCCGCATTTTTCCAGCCCCCCACCATATCGACCAAACTGCCAATAGTATCGATCACACCGCCAACGGTTTGCATCAGGGTTTCAAACGCCTTGCTGGCGGGCGATGCACCGCCGTTTACCGTTTCAAACCATCCCATCATGGTGGTGGCGGCCCCCGAAATGGCATTGCCCAACCGCTCGACAATTTGCGGGCGGATGGTGGCTATGAAATCGGTCATTTTCTTGATTAACGGGGCTAAAACGGGCATCAATTTGCCCATCAACCCGTTGCGAACGCCGGTGATGGATTTGCCAAAGCTGTCCATCGCGTCGTTATAGGCTTCGGTATCGGTGGCGGTCTGGGTCGTGATCATACCCAGCCGTTCCATATCCTTAAACAACCGGTCCATTTCAGACTGGGGTTGTTCAAGCAACAAGGCCATTTTTGCGCCGGATTCCCCGAACAGTTTCATTGCAGCCGATGTTTTTAAGGCCGGGTTATCGATTTTGCGAAATGCCGCCTGCAATTCCGGTAATATATCGGTCATGCTACGCACATGGCCCTGTCCGTCGCGCAGGCTGATTCCCAACGCTTCAAAAACCGGCTTGGCCCTGCCCAGCCCATTTGCCGCATCGCCAATGTTTTTGGTCAGATCGCGAAAGCTGGTTTGCAAGCCTTCGTTGGTCATGCCCGCAGCCTGATTGGCCGCGTGCTGCCATTTTTGCAATTCTTCAATGCTTATGCCAATGCGTCGGCCAAACTTCGCCATTTCATCGGCCTCGCCTGCACCATGAATTATCCAGGCAAGCAACCCGCCCCCCAGACCAATCCCGGCCAGCCCCAGCATTCCGGCGGCAACCCCGGAAATATGGCTTGATAACCCCGAAAACGACCGCCCCAAACGCCGGAAACCATCGGTAATGCGATGAAACCCCATAGCCCGCGATAACCCCGCAGCCCGCGCGCGCAGGGACGTCAGCATTCCCTGCACCCGCCGCACGGCCCCGGATGCGTTTTCACGCGCATTCAGGACCATGCTCACGACATAGTTTTTAGCCATTGCTCGTGCCTTCATATATTTTAGCCTGTCGTTCGGCATCTTCGATCAACGCATCAATCGCGATCAGAATGTCATCAACAGGCATGTCGTGGATTTGGGCGGGCAGCCAACCGAACCGGGCGACCAGGTGCTTTACGATGCCCCGGTAATCTCCGAGCGGCCTTTGGGGAAAAAATCAAAGCAGACTTTCATGGCGCGCATCATGTCGGCGGCATCAAGGTCGCCCAGTTTGTTCGCCGTCATGCCTTCCGGCACAACGACCAAACCAGCAACAAAACCCCGCGCCCCGCGCATGGCGTTACCCGACATTTGTTCAATCGCATCCATGTCCTTACCACGCGGGCGGCGAAATTCGACATGATGCACATCTTCGACCACCGACTGCCCACCGGACTTCACCGTTACAGAAAACGGATATTCAAGCCGCAGAATTTTGCCGCCATTATCGCCATCTTCGACAAAATCACCGGTGTCGATTTCGTCAAGATCATCCATAACCGGCATCACGATACCTCCCTTGCGGAATTGCCTTCAAAACGCGCCGTCAGGCTGTTTTTCGAGGGGTCAACATTCAGATCACCAACATAAGTGCCTGGCGATAGAATGACGGTGCGATCAGCACATTCCAGCTTGATTTCACCATTGAGCACATCAAGGTCAGACGAGGGCTGACCTTCATCGAGAAAAACCTCCACCTCGATAAAAGCAGCACGGCCTTTTTGCGAAAACCCGACAGATCCTTTACCGCCGCCTGCGATGTTTTCGCGGGTTTTTCCGCCGATATTATAAGATGCGGTTTCCGCCACGGCGAAAGCAGCACCATTCACGCTAAGGGTTTGCACCCCTGCAAGTGTTGGCATGGGTTATCCCCCGGTTAATAGGTACGGAAATCCAGCTCGAATTCGATCTTTGCCGCAAAGACATAAAGCGGGTTCGACAAATCGGGCTGATAAATGACATTCAGGCGATAGGAATTGGTCGCCGACTTGCCAACCTGCAAACGCGCCTCGAATTCTTCAAGGTTTTCAACAAAACCCAGCGCGACCATATAGGCGTAGTGCGCCACCAGCGTTGCCTTGACCGATTTCGGCGTGACATGCGGAATGGCTTCATCAATTGCCGTGCCATCATCGACCAGAACCGGGCGTTGCGCCATGATCCGGCTGTTGATCACGCTTTGCAGTTCATCACGCACCCGGCCAAGTTGGGCCACGGTATTGACCAGCAAATAAGCCTCGGACGCATCCCCGAATTCGTTGGTTTGATACAAGGTAATCGGCATATTGAGCCGAACTTTGCCATCGGCGGCAACATCGGTAACCGTGATACCTGAAAACAGCAGGGTGTTTTTATCCACCCAGCCAAACCGGCTTTTTTGCGGCGGGGCCATTTCACCGATCAATTCCAGCCCGAAAAGCGGGCGGGCCGGATGGTTAAACAGCTTTGCCGATGCCTGCCCCATATAGCGCATACCGCGTGCCCAGGCAGGCATCGGCGCATCGAAACTTTCAATCACCGATACAAACCGGTCATTGCGCGATGTGCCATAGGTCACCAGTTCAGACAACGTGCCCCGCCGACCGACGAATGCCTTTACATCAACTTCACTGCCGGCGGCCTGTTTGGTTTCAAGCCAGGCAGACAGGGCATCAAGGGTGGCGCTATCGGACCACGGCACACCGATATAGTTAAATTCCTGCGAGCCGATAGCGGCAAGCGCCCCGGCAATATCGGGGTTGCCAGCCCCCCCGGCAAGGTAGCCATCACCCGGGGCAGAAATGACAAGGCCCGACGGGACTTTTTCGCCGGACAGAATGCCGCGCACAGCGACCATAAACCGGATATCGTTACCCACTTCACCGGCGTGTTTCGCCGTCAGAGTGACAACGCCAGCCGCCGCCGTCGCCATGACCGGCAAATCGGTTACGGCATTTAACGCCGCCGCCATCGCGGTTGCAACATTCGCCGCTGTGTCACCTACTGCGACCGAAACAAACACGCGCTTGCCCGCGATATAAACCGGCAAAGCCCGATTTTCGGTTGCCGACCCGGTAATGGTAATGTCGATATCGGCCTTAACCCCGGCTTCCAAATCAGCCATTGGCAAGGCACACAAAGTCATGGTCGGGTTGTTTTCGCGAAACGCTGCCACCATTGCCGCAAGGTTTGACCCCTGCCCAAACAGTGCCCCCGCACTCTCACCCGTGCCGGGAACGAGGACGGCAACATCATTATCTGCCGTGCCCGCTGCCAGACTTTGCCCAATGATCAGAGCGACGTGATTGGCAACAAAGCCCGATGCCCGGGACCCGTCAATTTCAAAATAGCTGCCCGCGACACGGGTATTGATCGGCACCTGGTTAAATGCCTCGTTTGGAATGGTCATCGCTTATTCCTTTGCCTTTTTCGCGGGCACGGCATCACGCACCGGCACCAGATCACCGAACAAACCGCCGGGAATGCCCCCCTTGGTAACGGACGGCAACAAACGGCGGATTTCAGGGTTACGAAGATCCTGATCGCTCAATTCAAAGACGCCATCGGGGAAAAACACCCGACGCGCCGGGTTAAACACCCGCAAGGGTTTGCCATCGACAGTCTTGCCGGGGCTAATCTGCACTTTCATTGTTTTGCTCCAAAATGACGTCAACACCTTCAAGGGGGCCTGCAATCAGTTGCGAAACCCGCTTGGCCCGCAATTCACCGGCAATCGTGGTAATTTCGCCAACCATGGGCTGGCCGCCATCGCGCACAAACTGTTTCGTGGCAAAGGATGGCGGCGACTTCCAAATGCCACGCCATTCCATCGTCGCGCACAGGCTGGTAATGATGGCGACCGTCAGCGTTTCCGCCGCCTCGCACCACTTGTCATCAACCGATTGCAACACCTCGAACGCCAGTGAAACGGTCGGCGAAAACTGCCAACTGGTTCCCATCGGCTCCATATCATCGGTAGGGGAATAGAGCGCGATGGCGGGCAATCGATCCGCCGGGATTTCGGTTAGGCGCCCAATAAACACCCCGCAACCTGGCACGGCGGCCTGAATGCGGGTTTTCAGGTCATCCAAAAGGGCCGTGCGCGTTTGCCAGTCAGACATTACGAACCTCGCCCTTTTGTAACTCGACCTTGACCCAGCCGGTATCATCGGGATCGACAGAAACGACGGTAAAGGTCATGCCTGCGACATCGATAAAATCACCGTGGCGGACAGCACCGTTACCCGCACGAAATTCACCGCTATATTCAAAAAACTGCACGTCGGCATCACCACCCAAATCATCGGAATGGGCGTTTTGCCGATAGTCGAATTCATTAATCTGGCTGGTTTGCCCGGATTGATGGCGAACATTGGCAACACGGCCAAACGTTCGCGCGACCGGGGCATTCAACCAGCGATCAAAATCAAGCATGATACCCCCGGCAATAAAAAAACCCGCCCCGAAGGGCAGGCTTTTAAACATCAGTTATGACCTGAAAAATCAGGCAGCGGGCATGATCTTGCCACGCCGCAAGGCTTGCGGACGTTTGCAAATATGCAGCGGATAGGCATAAAGTTCAAGATCGACATACATATTGCGGTCTTTGTCCGGAATAATCAGCGGGTACTGTTTTTTGCCCGGCATATTCACGGTATCCATGAATTCACCAGGGGCAAGCCCTACCTCGAACATGCCCGGCGCGTTCGGGAACGCCCGAAATTCATCGGACGGAATGCTAACCGCGCCATCCGCCGTGCCGCGATAGTTCACCCAGGTAATTTCACCATAGGTAAAGGACGAATAAGCCAGACCATCAGACCGCAACTGCCGGGCTTCTTGCTGGTTAAGGTAGGTCGCGCGGGTTTCAGGGTTATCAACCATCTTGTCGAAAAATTCATCACCACATAACGCGATGACAGACATCCCCGACAGGACAACACCGCCCAACCCGTTAAGAATATCCCGATGCAGTTGACGGCATTGCTGGCGAATAACACCTTCGCCAGCAGCCGTAGCGGCGGCGAAGTCGAATTCAACCGTGCCAGGACGGTTAACGCCCATCGCAGCATACCAGTCAATGATCGTCGCACCGTCGGCGTCAATTACCTTGCCATCGATGGCACCAAGCCGGTGGAATTCACGGGTCAATTCAATCTGGTTCATCAGGCCAACAGGCCCGGCAAATCGCCGGGTAATTTCATCCTGAATTTGCATCAGTTCGGTTGTGCTGCCATAGGCACGAATGTCCGCAATCTCGGTCGCATATAACGTATCAGAAACCGCGATGCGGGGCGCGCGGGCATCGATCAGCTTGCGCCGGTTGCCGCTTTCCGTTTTCTTCGCTGGTTCCCCGCGCTGCGACGTTTGAACAACCTTAATGGTTCCGTCGATGATTTCGATGGGAATGGTCTGGGTCCGCACAGGAAGCGGGGTGAACAGATTTGGCAAACTGCCAAGAAAGGCAGGCACATACGGGACATTCTCGACAAGGGACATTAAGCCCATCATCTTGAATGCCGGATTGGTACTGAAAATATCAAGCGTCGGCATATGAATACCCCTTATTTCACCAGCAAGTGGTTGGTTGCAAGACTGGCGATTGCGGCGGCTTTCTGATCCGCCGTGATGCCTTCGGGCCAGATCAGGCGATTGCCATCAACCGTCGCAAGACGGGTGACAAGCACCGCTTTTTGCGCGGAAGCTTTAGCGTCCTGCCCGGAAAACAGGATCGCCTTTGCGATTTGCGATCCGTCATCTTTTGCCGGGTCCAGGGCAACAAAATCGCCCGTGCCAGCAGCAACGGTCACAGTCAGAATATCGCCCGCCTCAAAGGCGGTGCCGCCTGCCGTAATGGTAAAACCCGAAAGGTGCGTACTGCCATATTCAGTACCGACAACGGCATTTTTCAGGTTGTTGCCGTTTGGCGTCGTAACCGAAAAATGTGTGGCATCAAGCGCTGTCAACACATAGGCACCAAGAACAGCCGCTTTGCCGGTAACAACGGTGGCGTCATCGATCGTGCCGTTGCCGGTATTGCCACCATCAGCAGCAACCACAACATTGTCGGCAAGGCCCTGTTGCGCCAGAACCGTGCCAGGATCATACACGCGGCCCGCCTTCAAGGTGCCGGTTTCGCGAAATGCCCAATCCACTTCACGCATCAAAAAGGCCCCGTCTTGCGGAGCCTGCAAATAGGTCGTCATTGGATTTCCTTTCAGCCAGCAACACGTTTAAACGACGATGCCCAACTGGCTTCAACCGCCTGTTGTTCGCCGGGCGTTGGCGCAGATGGCGACAAGTCAGGGTTGCCAGCCGACGCCATCGTATCGGCTAAACCAGTGCCCCCCTTGGGTGCAGCGGCAAGGGCAGCAAGCGCATCCTTGACCGACATCGATGTATTAAAGGCGAAATGTTGCGCCAGATTACCACGTCCCTTGGCGGCATTTGACCCGATGATGGAAGCAATGCGCTTGCGTTCGCGTGCGCCAGCCGATTTACCATCTTCCTCGTCATCCCCGGCGTCGGTTTCATCCTTCACCGATGGCTTTTTGCCACCTTCCGGCGCATCGCCGCCGTCATCTTCTTCGTCATCTTCGGCGGCATCGGCATCATCCGGCACCTGATCATCAACTTGGGCACGCTTGCCCCGCGTCGGCTTGTTCTGCGCCATTTTCGAACCTCCAATATGTTGCGCTGTCGTATCACCACCGGCGAGGCCGGAGGCAGGTTTGGAAATGTCAGCGGCAAATGCCGCGAACGCCTGTGATGGCGTCATCAGTTCATCGGCAAAACCGATTTTAAGGGCTTCGTCCGAATTGATTGTCCGCGCCTCGGTCGCCAGCACGGCCTTTAGGTCGATGCCCCGGCCCTTTGCCACCTGTTCCGCAAAGGAAATGCGCAAAACTTCAAGTTCCGCCTCGATCTCCTTTGCCACATCGGGGGGCAGTTCTTCATAAGGGTTAACCTCCATTTTGCGCGCACCGGCCCGCAAAACAGTCACTTTGACCCCGGCATTTTCATATGCCTTTGTCATATCGGTATGCAGACACACCGCTCCGACGCTACCAACGCCGCCGGAATTTGGCGGCACCGTGATATGGTCGCACTGGCTGGCCAGCCAATAGGCCGCCGAATAGGCATAATCCGAACAAATCGCCCAGGTCGGCTTCGTCGAACCGGCAATCATGTCGGCCAGTTCAAAAAGCTGGGAATGGACTTCGCCGCCCGGGCTTTCAAAATCGAACGCAATGCCTTTGACATCATCATCAAGCAATGCCTCACCCAGCTTGATCATCAACCCGTCATATCCGGTCATACCGGACCACGGATCAAGGACACCCAGCTTGCTAACCAGCGTTCCCGTCACCGGCAAAACCGCCATGCCGTTTTCTACCCGGTAAATCTTGCAATCCGGGCGGTTGCCGTTCCAGTCCGCCGCCAACACATCCAGCTTTTCAGGCTGGGGACTGGTATCATCGACCAGAAACCCGCTTAACCCGGCGCGCGATGCCAAAACACCCAGCATCAAACGCGCCCGATCCGGGGTAACAAGGTGGGCGCGGTTAAGCAACCGCCCCAGCAAGCGGGGATAATCCATGTGATTGTGCCTTTTGCTGCAAAGCCTGCATCCGTCGTTCATACCGATCAAGTCTGGCATTCACGGTTGTGGTCTGGGTTTGCCCGTTTTCGTCGGTTTCGACCGATGAAACCGACCATTCAGGGCGGGGAATACCAAGGTCAGACAGCGTTTGCAGTTCATGGCGGCGCTGTTCTGTCAGTTCTTCCCAGTCTTTGCCCTGTTCGGCGGCTTCATCTTCCAGTGTCGACAGCATCGATTGCATTCGCATTTCCGATGCCTGTGCTTCCTTGGTCGGGTCAATATACCCACGTGCCGGGCCAATCCATTTGGCGCGGGTCCACGCGGCAAGTGCATCGCGATAGGCCGGCGCACCATCGGGTATGTTCACATCCCCGCGCTCGACCAGTTCTTCACCCAACAGAACATAAACCTGTTGAACAAAGTCCCGAACGAACTCCGCCCGCACAACGGAAATGTGTTTCCACACTTCCAAAAGCGCAGCACGCGCCGAACTGTAATTTACCTTGGACCAATCCATCGAAAGCTGTTCATACGAAATCCCGATTGAACTGGCGAAATAGCGCAAACAGCTTTCTTCAAATGCCGCAAACCCGTTGTTCGGGCGTTCCGACCGCAACAATTGCAATTCTTCGCCGGGGAACAGCTTGGGAATACGCGCCCCATCCAGCGAAAGGTTGGTTTTGTTATGATACCCGGCGCGCGCTTCCTGATAAGGCGAAATCGAATTGCCTGCTTGCGGGTCCAGCATCGACTGCGCCATTTGCTGATCAAACGGCGATTTCACAAAGGCCGCAAATACCGCATGGATTAATGCCGATTGCAGTTCGGTTTTTGACCAGCGCCGCTCCATATGCATACGTTCAAGGATTGGGGTAAACAACCCCCGGCCCCGCGTTGCACCGGCTTTGTCTTTCAAAAACGCATGAATAACACCGCGCCGTTTTGTGCCGCGCACATAAGCCGGAACACGGGTCCAGGTAAACGGGTCGTGGGCGGTATCCATCCAGATATCGGACGGGTGACCATTGCGAAAATGATAAGCAACCGGTTCCCCGTATTTGCCCTTTTCTACCCCGCCCCGCATATAGGATGTTTCGGGCTGGTTGTTGGGGTTGCACAAACGGTCAGGGTCCACAATTTGCAGGGCCAGTCCGTATTTCCCTCCCCGATCAGGCAACCAATAGGGCAAACAAATCGCCTCGCCATCCAGTGCATAATGGTTGAATGCCACGGCACACAGACCGTTAAAGTCTGTCTTGCGCTCTACGTCACAATAAAAATCAGGGTCGAGGGACCACGCTTTCCAACCCCGTTCAAATTCGCGCCCCACTTCGCGGGACTGATCAAATGTCAGGTTAAGTGCTGCCCAGTCGGGTTTTGATGACAGCCGCAGGCCGGAACCAACCACCCCGTCGCGCAGTTTCTGAATACCGGATACCGCCCAGCCGGAATTGCGGTACTGATCCCAGGCACGGCCCTGCATCATGTCGCGCTCGGGCAACAATGCGGCATCAGCCGATTGCAACGCAGGATAATAATCCGACATTTCAACCGACCGGCTGCTTGCCGCGTCGTGCGATGATGTCATGGACGCACGCAGCGGCGTAACGCCATCGCTGGCAACCAATGATTTGTTCATCAATGCACCCTTACCCCGATCGCGTGGCGACCACCAAGGCCCAGCAACTGATCAATTTCAGCCAACCGGGCGTTAATATTAGTCAGATTGGCCGCGCTATAACTCACATTGCGGCCATTCGACCCGACAGATTGAACACTTTCCCCGCACAAAACACGGGTCCGCGCTTCAATCAGCCGGGCCTTTTCGGCTTCCAGTGCGGGCCGATCAATCATGATGTTATCCTGTTATGCCAGTTGCGAAATCATCGCGTTGATACGGGCGTTTTCGTCGGTTTCGCTCGGGTTTTGCATTGGAATTTCTACCGGCCCGACATTCCCCGATGATGGCAAGGCAACAATAAACGGGTTGCCATTCCGGCCCATCCAGTTCGGCAAGCTTTCGGGTTTGTCCCACGGCATCTTGTCGGTATTCAGCCGTAAAGCCGCCGCCGTGCAATATCCAGAAAGATCGAACGCTTCATTGCGCGCAGCTTCCTTTTCCCAGCCTTTATCCTTGCGGATTTCAGCCAGGTATTCCGCCAGCGGTGATTTCATCAATTCCGCTTCGTCGGGTTCCGACTTACCATTTGGCAAATGCAGGGTGCCCATTGCACGAGGGATATGAATGTATTGCGGCCCGCTTTGTTCGCGCCGCAACCCACCCATTACAAAATCTTTCAAGTGATCGACACCCGCCTGCAACACCGGGATTTCCCCGCGTGCGCCAGCGTATTTGTCTTTTCGTTCTGAATCAGGCCACGTCAAGGTTGCACGCGGCACCCGAAAACCACCGGCACCCCGTAATGGCAAAAGCCGTTCGTGCTGCCCTCGCCGTTTGATGTCGCGATAAAAATCATAAGCCTTACTGGTCACACCTGCCCGGCCATGAATGTCATAGACAAACAGTTTTACCTTCATTGCCTTGCCGGGCATCGATGCCATCGGCCAGGCAACGTCCAGCACCCGTTTGCGCAAAAGCTGCCAGTCTTCGGCATAGGCTGCCGGGTCCAGCGCCCGTTCGGTCCAACCTTCCACCTGTTCGGGCACCGCAATTTCAAACCGGTCGACAATCCAGCGTTCCAGATGTGCGCCAAATCCTTCGATCTGAACAACAAACCTGTTCCCCTGCACGTCAGCCGCAGCAACCAGAAACAAAACGCCATCGGGCACAGTACCCAACGGGTAATCTTCACAACGCGCAAACAGGTTTTCAACGGTCAGTTCGCCCTGTTCTGCCCGTGCGGCAATCGCGCGCGGCATATAGGGTTCGGCCTGATCAGTATTAACCGTTGTACGCAGCGACGTTTCGCTGCCGGTTCTGGCATATTCGTCAAGCGCGGTCAGGTATCGGGTGACAAGCCCTTTCCAGCCTTGAAAAACCGCCGCCGGCCCTTTTAGCCAATAGGACGCAATTTCAGAAACCCGCGCCGTGCCAACAATTTCACCCTCAACAATTGAAAGCCCTTCGGCCAGCCAATGGCCATTGGCATCAAGGTCGCGCTTTTGGCGTTCGTGGATGACACCGCCGCAATGGGGGCAATGCATCGTAACGTTTTGGGCCGCTTCGTCGATGTTATCGGTTTCGGGCCAATCCAACAGGTTGAAAGACGGTTCAAACCCGTCGTGGCAATCTGGGCAAATCCAGTAACGCCGCCGCCGATCGCCACGGTTATAAAGGCTGATAATGCCACCAACCGGCGGCGCTTCATGCGCGGTTTTCGCTTTCCATCGACCATCCACAAAATCCCGGCCGGGCGAACTTTCAGCCACCGTCATGCCGCGCGACCCGAATGTTTTGGTGCGCTGGCGGCCAAGGTCAAAAATCTCGCCTTCACCGTCCAGGTCATCAACCATACGGTCGCGGTCGGTAATCAATATAAGCGGGATCGGCTCCGACGACAGAACCGGAACCGACGGCGATGTAATCGAAATCATCGCGCCCGATGCAAGTTTCTTATCGTTGATATTATCCGAATGCAGGGCTTTTGACATCCGGGCTTTAAATTCCGGGCTTTCCTTGTCGATCAGCTTGCGCATGCGGTTGATGGAGAAACGCCGCGCGATATAGGCGTTCATTTGCAAAACCAGCGTATCAACCGGGTCGCAAATCGCCATATGCACAAGGCGGTTCATAAGCAGGGCGTCGGTTTTAAGCGACTGCGCAGGGCCGACAAAAACAACCGCTTCATATTCACGCGCCGCCGTCATGTTCATGGGTTCAACCATGTAGGGCGCAACGCTGTTATCCCACGGGCCGTTGTAAACCGCACTTACCACACGGCGGTAACGCGCGGCGGCCTCGGATACTGAAATCCGCTTGGGCGGCAACAAAATGCCAGCGGCCTGCGACAGGATAACCCAAGGATCGCGAAATTCAGGAAGCGGCGTTTTCTCCATTGTTGTTCATCAGCTTGCGTGCCAATTCCTCTTGATACTTGTCGATTTTTTCCTGCAACGCCCCGATCACGCCCAGATCAAGTTCAAGTTCTCTGCCTATAGCCTCGGGCAACGACTGTAAAAACTTCGCAAGATCGCCCAGCAACTGTTCATCACGGGCAAACAGGGCGTTGGCATCTACCAGTTCGCCGCGTTCCCGGCGCACCTTCATTTCAACCAGTTCGGTTTCATACAGCTTTTTGCGCTGTTCGGCTGTCAGGCCAGACCGCTCGTCCGTCGCCTGCCCGCCAAGCAAGGCCATTTCGGCTTGCGCCTGTTCTTTTTCGCGGCGCTGTTTTTCTTCTTCTTCCTCAACCTGCTTTCCGGTGGTCCACGCATGAACTTCAGGCAGGTAGTAACCATAAGCGCGCCCGTTTTTCCCCTCACGACGATACGGCAAACCCTTATGGCGCATCCGGTCAAAGGTTGGCAGCGACAGGCCCAACACCCGGGCCGTTTCTTCCCGGCTCCAAAGTTTGCTCTCGTCGCCGTCCCATTCATCGGGCCAATCATCCGGCCAAGCCTTAGCCATCACAATCACCCCAAAACATAATCAGAAACAACAACCTAACGATTTCAAATAGATAACGCACACCAAACACCCGCGCCACGCTTGACCCGCTCGGGTTGAGAAGTGCCAGGGAGGACCCGCGCGTTTTTGGCATGGACGGCTGGCACATCGGTTGCCATTGGGCGGATGTGATGCAGGTCGTCGGATTATCGGGCGACATAGTGCCGGGTCCAGTGTTGTCCGCACTTGCCGCAATACATCGATTGGCGTTTGGAACCACCGGGGCCTTTCATGCGAACTGCCATCAGGGTGGCGCGGTTGGTGTTGCCGCAGGAAACACACCCTGCCCCGGCATCATCGCGGGTATCGCCGTCGCCCATTGAAGGCGCAGACGGTTCGGCCAATGTTGGTTGCATGTCATTGCCTTTCGATGCTGACAAGGACGGCAGCGCAGGGTTGCTCCGCAGGGCACACGCCAGACCCTGCCCGCACACGCCGCCGCCCATGTCAGCACCCAAAAAAGAACGGCCCAGCCGGTTTGATCCGGTATGGGCCGCAGTTTCATCAGGGAGTATTCGGGAAAAAACGAGAAAGGATTACATTGGCAAACTCCATAGAGACCCAACGCAAAACGCCCCGGCATGTGCCAGGGCGTTTCACAACAGCATTAGGGCAAAAACACAAACGCCCGCCGGAAAATCCGAACGGGCGCTTTAGTGGTTGCTGTAGATTGTCAAATCATCGTGCGCAGGTCAAGCGGCTTTTTCGTCCTTGGGTGCTTTTTTTGCATCCCCAGCCAGCCAAGGCAATTTCGGGGGCATTCCGCCTGTTATGCGATAGATGCAGTCAGCGGGCGATTTATCGACAAAATCCTGCATATCCAGCTGCAAAACCGAAAGAGCTTCCCACCACATCGCATATTCGGCACGGGCCTTGCTCACAGTTTTCCGTGAATGCCCAACCCGTACAACTTTGCAGCTTGCCTTTGCGATGTGGCGGTTTTGGTCGCGGGCCGGAACCGGCTGCCCGAGCGCATCAAGCACCGGCACAAACCGTTCAACCCCGTCCGGATACCAATCAGGCCGCCCGCAAACCTCGCCCCATGACCGAACAATTTCGGCGGCATCGGTGCAATTATCCCAGCAAAGGCCCAGCCAAGCCCGATACAGCGCCATCGCTTGCGGGTGCCGCTCGTCATTGGCAACCGGCACCGCGCCAGAACCGGCAATCCGTTCTTCGTAGGAAGCGGTTAACCGCTGCATCATGCGAAGTTCCGGCATCAACCCCGTATCGTCATTGGCCGAAACGCGGCGTTTGCCAATCCATTGCACCCCAAATGCCCAGTTTACCAAGCCTTCGATGCCAATCGGCTTTAGCGGTTTGAGTAGCTGTTCGCGGTTCATCTTTTGCCTGCCTTTTAAACCGTCCCGGCATTGTCCTGATTATTTAAAATTCCATGGGACAAAACAGGGTTAGTTTATTGTTTAATTTCAGGTGTTTATATTTACTGTCCTATATATCCCATATTACCTATGTATATGTAATATGTGTATATATGCGCCTACACATACATATGTACGCAACTTGGGACATTGGGGACAATTAGGACCGGCCTTGTAAAACCAAGGATTTTCCGTCCCCCGCACATCAAAAAAGTAGGGACATTGGGGGGACAGGAATAAAGGCACACGTCACCTGTCAAAGTTCTGTGGCCGAAAAATCAGCATCGGGACCAGACTGCCCGCCATCCTGATCATCGAAATCACCGTCATACCAATCAATATCGGTGCGGATCATTTCGGCAAATAACCGGCGACATTCTTCTAGTGGCGGAAACTGGTAAACATATTTCCGCGCCCCCTGGTCAAATCGTCGCCTGCCCGCCGAAATACCCGGACACACGCGCATTAATCGCCTGCCAAACTGTTCTTCGGTGAGCGGAAACCGCCGCCCGCGTTGCGTCACCCATTGCAGGTAATTGGCGTACACATCCGCTTTGGGCAAGTATGGCATCCAATGCTGCGCCCCGTCACTCTGAAATGTGACATGCCCGCGCCGCAAACAGACAAGCCACCACGATTCTTCGACAGAAAGGCTTGATAGCTTTTGGTCTGCCAACGCCGCTGTTTTGGGAATATCCCATAAACTGATGCTATCAATATCAAATGAAAGCAGATACCCAAGTAACGCTTCATACCCGCCATCATCAAGCTGTTTGATCATTTCCCCGAAATAACTTCGATTTTGCTGGCTGTTATTGGATACATCAAACACCGCAAACCGGCGCTCGTCATGCCCGGCTGGCACCACCCAGTCATTGTTCGATGTCACCAGCAAATGAACGTAATTTTTAACCCGAAAGGCATCCACGCCCTTGCGTTCGATCATGTGATAATCGGACGTGACAAGGCCCTTTAATCGGCCTTCCGCGTGCTTGTCGCCTGCCCAAAAGCCCTCGTCAGCCTGCAACAGCAAGGTAGACGCCAGGTGGGCGTTAAAGTTCCCCACCACATAGCGCGGATCATCGACCAGCGCATAATGATCCTCTATCAACCGGCCCAACGTCTGACCAAACAGGGTTTTTCCGCTGCCCTGCCCGCCGCGCAAAACAATGGCCACACCGGCCCGCTCGGTCGGCTTTTGCAGCATATGCGCCGCCCAGCCCATAATGAACCTGAAATGTTCTTCGTTCCCGCCTGCAATATTGGTGCGTACATGATCAAGGAAAATACCGCACTTTTTCTCGCAATCCTCATAATCGGCCCGCAGGCTAAACCCGCGCCACAGGTTATAAATCCCCCAGGGTGTTGATGCCCCCGGCGCAAACGAAACCCCGCGATATTGCCGACGTTCAGGGTCCCGAAACCACAGCTTAGACCACGAAACCTTTTTCTCTTTGGAAACCCGCTGTTCCTGATTGGCAAACCACGCGTGAAACGCATCAACCGGCATCAGCCCCAAACGGTCCTCTACCGGAAACTCGCCGCGCTTGAAATTTTCTTCCAAAATCAGCGGCTTTCCGCCCATCATCACCAGCGCGTAATATTCATTCATCGCGTGAACGTCATACATGACTTCATCGGGATCGAGTTTAACACCATCAATACCGACAACCTTGGCACCATTAATGATCTGCTTTGCCACCTCAAACCCGGTACGGGTTTCCTGCCCCGTATTCATATGATTATCTGTCATTTCAAAATAACCTTCCCTGTTTTGGTTTACGCTGATCAGCGGGGATGTCGCCAATCGGTCCATCGGGGGCTTCTGTGCCCTCGGCAATACGTTTGTTGCGGTAAAATTCGGGGGGAATGTGCTGGCCGCACCAACGGCCATGACCAACCATGATATGGCTGCCAGCCTTCTCGCAGCCTTTTACATCGCAAGGCAGAACAATTGGTTCTTTCATCACACATCCCCCGCGCGGCTTTGAATAAACCGCAAATCGGTGATGGCGGTTTCCAGCTTTTCACGCGCCCAGGCGGTGCCGTCGGCGGTCAGCATGTAATCGGGATCGAGATCGACGGCGATTGCGGCCAGATCATCAGCAATGCGACCGAGAATGATGGCGGCGGCAGGCGTGCAAAGCGGTGCGAATGTGCGCGGACGGCGGATAACGCCGAATTCATTGGCAACGGCGTCTGACACACGCCGAATGGCAGATTGAATATCTTGGGGAAAATCGGGCGCAATCTGCCCGTGACCATGATTAGACATGGTGAACCTCCTTGTGTGTTGGTAAAACCAACCACCGAGGCCCTTGGTCGAGGCTCTGGTGGCCGGACGTGCATGCTCGACCAAGAACCGCCCCACAAGGAAAGCAGCTAGCCCAAAGGGCTAACACACACGCCCGACCATAAGAAAACCGCGCGGCAAAAAGCGTTGCGGCGCGGGTCAAGCGCCTTGCGGACAGTGAGGGTTGGTCGACCCCCGACAGCACCTTTTTCGTACTGCTACCGCCCAAGCTACGCCCGACACTTGTGAAAATCAAGCCCATATTGCCCGCAATCATCGACTGCCCCATTCACGTTCCAAAACACTTTTATGCGCATAAGGCGCATTTAACAGTTGACTTTTCGGAAAGTTATGCGCATTATGCGTATATCGACAAGCGGAAAGGAGACAATGGGTAGTAAAGAGATTCTCAAAATACTTCAGAAACGGGGCTGGAAAATCGTTCGCACGAAAGGCAGCCACCATCAACTGAAGCACCCCGATAAGCCCGGTAAATGGGCGACGGTTCCACATCCCAAGAAGGATTTGCCAACTGGAACCGTCAAAGACATCGAAAACACATCGGGCGAGAAGCTGCGTTAAGCAGCTTCCCCCATCCACCACAGATAAATAAGGCATAATTGCAGCCCAAAAAGAGCCATGTGAAAGGCCCTCGGCCGCGAAGGGAATAAAGACATGAAAGAAACTTACTGGGGATTGGTACATAAAGATACTGATAGCGATTTCGGAATTTCCTTTCCGGATTTCCCCGGCTGCGTGAGCGCAGGAAGTACCATGATTGAGCTGGTAGAAATGGGCACCGAAGCCCTGAATTTTCATATTGAAGGTATGCACGAAGATGGCGCGGAAATTCCCGCCCCGTCTCCAGTGATCGACCTGAAAGATGATGCAGTTGGGATAGTTGCGATCACGGCAACCATTCCAGGAAAGAAAAGACGCATAAATTTGACGATTGACGCCAATCTGATCGATCTGATTGAAGCGAAACACGGCAAAAGAGCCGTCTCCGGTTTCTTGGAAGAAGCCGCCAGACACGCCCTTTAAAACCGTCACCTTTCCGTTGTCGACTATCCTGCCCGCAGCCTTAATCGGCTGCGGGCATTCTTTTTGAAGAACTATCAAAACAAAGCCCCCTGACTGTTATCATCGGCGCGCGGGCGGGTGTGTTGTGACTTTATTGGCCGGGTGTGACACATCGAACATATCAAGCCTGCATTACCCGCATTCATCGACCGGCCCCTTTTGCATGGGCCTTGCCGCCCACAATCAGGTGCAACCGCCCCTGCCCGGTTTGGTTGTCGTTATGCTCACGCACCAGAAAAGACCCGGACTGGCGCATATAGTCATTGGCAAAATCACGCGGGAACAGCCAGACACCGGAATGCGGGCAGCGCCGCACCGCAACCGGCGGACGCGATTGCAGGGCGCGCGCCCGTAAACGGCAACCAATCTTGCGATTTAAGGCCGACCGGCCCTTTTGCACCGCATTGTATTCAAGCAGCAATTCCCGAACGGACACATATTCCAAAGCCGCAACGCGGGCGGACGCGCCAAGCATCAGGTTGCCAACCTGGTCAGCCAGCGCCAACGTCGCGGCACTTTGTTCCTGGCGCATGCCCTCTAATCGGGTTTCCCATTGCGTCATACGGTGTTCAATGGCCGTAACCTTTTTGACCACCGTTTTTACGATACCAAGCGCACGAACCAGTTCTTCGGGAATGGCACGCAATGTGTTTTCCATCGCATTAAACTGCGCGATATAGGATTGCTTCAGTAGTGCGGCCTGTTTGCCGGTAAATCCGGTTACGAGAAACCAAAAACCGTCTTTGGTCATGTCGAAAGCACGAGCTTGCTGCGTACCGCCCTTGCCGTTTTCATATTCAATGATTACTGGCTGAAAATTCAGCCGGTAAAAATCTTCGTCGCATTCCAGGTTATCGATGGACTGCAATACATTCTTATGCTGCTTGCCAAAATAAGCCGCCACATCACGGCTATTGGTTTTAATCGCCCCACCCTTCTCGAACACAACGGGCAGAACAGAATTATCGTTGCTTACATTCAAGGCACGTTTCATGGTTCTAACTCCGGGGAAGGATGGAAGGGAAAGACGGAAAATTGCAGAGAAAACAGCGGGGAATCACGCGAACCCGAATTCTAAAGACAGACATTCTCAGCTTATTTTCTGGTTGCCACACACAACCAAAAGGTTCAAAAATAAAACCATAGCGATTGTTAATTTGTAATTTTGTTACATTTAGCACCGCTTTAAACGACAAGCGTGCGGCCTTCACAAACCAGACCTTCTGAGGATTTAACAAAATGGGCAACCCGAGACAGCCGGACAATTCCCGCCCACCATTCGACCGGGCACCACCAACTGATGGTCGAATCAACCAAGAACGAAGAGAACCTTCCGAACAAAACCGCGTTATTAGCGAAAACCGCATTCCAACGCGACCGCCACAATCCAGTGAACCGGGAAAACCAAAAGCCTGAAGCGTGGGCGCAACAGGACGGCCATCCTGTTGCGCCTTCCCCCTACCAACCTGAGCTTGATAGGAGAAATTTTCTATGAGGATAGCTCGATGGAACAGCCCACCAAGTCGCCCGACCCCAACACCAATGAAACCGCCATCAACGAACCCGGGATCAACAGTGAACCCGAACCGGCCACCGACATCCCCTCCTCGCCCTCCGAAGAGGTAGATGACGGTGGAAAATACAAGCTTAGTTTCGAGATAGATGTATCTCGGCGCTACAACCTGCACATGGCGCGGAAACTTCGTGATTTTGGACGACTGACCAAACTCTTCACGATTATGGGTGGCAGTGCGGCTTTTGTTAGCTTTCTGAACCAAACAGAAACAATCACGCCTTGGCTCGGACTTGCAGGAACACTTTCCCTGACTTTTGCCACAGCACTTGACATAGTATACGGCTTCGAACCTGCGTCTTTTCAACACCGACAGCTTGCCAAGGAATACACAACCCTGTTGAGACAGTTGAATGCTGGTGCAAGCGTGGAAACCGTTACAGATAATTATTACGCAATTGAAGCCAATGAAGATGCTCCACAGAAACGGATACTGAACTCTGCCCATAATGAAACTTTGAAAAATAGAGGCTTCGTCGACAAGGAGAAAGAGGAGTTTTCCGCAGACAAAAGCTGGTGGGTGTTTTGGTAATTCAACATTCGCGGAACGTTGATAGCTCTCACAGAATATCAGGGGCAAGAAGTGCCCCGACCACCACACGAATAGATATTTTCTTACCTGATTATTTCGGAGCCACTCGAAATATTCAGTCACAATCGTTTGAAAAACGGCGCTTGAGTATATCCCTCTCATCATCGCCCCACCCTTTTCAGGCAGCTTGACTGCCCGATCATGAAAAGTGAAAAATGGCGCAGGACAGAAAACAGCGGGGAAATCTGGTGGATAAACAGAACAAATGGTTGAATTCCATTGTCATTAGCGGGGTTGCTGTAATCGCGTTTATGGTTGGAGCCCTGTACGGCAAGCAATTTAACAATCTGCAATGGGAAACTCTGCTTGCCGGGACACTGGGGCTGATAGGCGGAACATTTGCTTGGTTCTCCGCTCAATCGCAAATCAAAGCAAACAAAGCCCAATGGGAGGAAAGCATAAAAAGAGAAACAGAATTGATAAATTCCCAATTCTATGAGGAAACAGTAAATACCTGCGGCTTGATCCTCGCGATAAAGAAATATTTTAACCCCGTAACAGGGGATTATAATACGTACTTGATGCACGACATAAAAAAAGTTAATCAATCCTTTGAGATAGTAGAAGTTCCCATCGCGCCAACAACGATTGAAAAAGAAATAATTGATAAATATATTCCGCTTAGGAATACGTTCAAACTGTTCAAGGTATTGCTTGATAAAATAGTAGTAGAAATACCCAACGACCTTACACCCGTTCCGAAACAAGTTATTCAAGGCATTAAAATAAATTTCGAAAATTTGGAGGATAGCGCCAGCACTCTCCGAGAAAGCTGCCGCCAAAAGATACAAGATTAAAACCACCATCACGCCACCCCCATCAAAAGACTGTTAAAATCCGTCCCCGGTGGCGACATGGAAACCTTGCCAACAATGCCCTTGGCATTGGCGCGGCGCGCGCCGCGTTCAAGCGTGGCGCGAAGCATCGGCATGTCTTTGGTATCGCCATCGCCCAACAGGATTTGTTCGCGGCATTCCACGGGCAAAATCATGCCCGGGCGCGACATATCGGGCACCACAGATGGCAGGCGGCGACGGCCATCAAACGGATGGCGCTCGCCTTTGGCATCCATCACGGCAGAGCCAACCAGATTATTGAGTGAATAGCTGCACCATCCGGCATGGCCAGAGGCCTGCATGGCGGAATAGGTGGTTTCCAGCCCCTCGCCCGTGACCATGGTGAAGGCGGGTTTTGACAGGCGCATGGCGGCTTTGTTGGGGTCACCAAATACCCGCTTGGTATTCAGCTTTTTATCGGCGTCATCAGGCGCGGCAAGCACCAGCCGGCCCTTTGGTTGCGCCAGGTCGATCCATGTGACATGGCAGGCCGCAAACCGCCCGTCGATATAGCGCATGACAGACAGCAAGGCCGGGCCAGACCAGACCTTGACCGGCTTTTTTGCCCCGCGTGGCATGTACCAGAACGGCAAATCACCGTGAAAGCGATGCACCCCGTTCTGCAAAAACAGGTCGGGATTAATGCAGCGTTTTTGCGAAAGGTATGTTTCACCGTCCGACCCGGCCAATGGCCCGCCCGACTGCCAGATTTTCCAGCCCCGCTTGCGCCGTTTGTCGGTTTCGCTTTCGCGGTCCTGTTCATCGGCGCGGCTGGCGATTTTGGGCTTGGGCGCGGTTGTCGGCTTTTCGGCGCGGCCAACATAGGGCGAAATATCCACGCCGGCCTGCCAGGCAAGATCCTTGACGGCCTCGATAAAGCTGCGCCCGTAAACCGTTGTGTAATAGCCGATTGCGTCCTTGTGCGCGCCACAGCCAAAGCAATGGCAGAAGCCCTTGTCAGGCCGCACGGTAAAGGATGGCGTACGTTCACTGTGGAACGGGCAAAGCCCCTGATATTCATAGCCAGACTTCGCCAGCTTGACGCCGGACTTCTCCACCAGCTCTACTAAATCCGTTCGAGAGAGAATATCTTCAAGAACAAACTGAGGAATAGAATTCAGCACCACACGGCCCTTCCCACACGAAGAGCTTGCGCCAGATGGGAAGTTAAATCACAATATTTGAATTCAATTAAAGTGAGGTAAATAACATGCGAGCTACGGAAGTAATAGATCATGACTGCCCTCATTGCGGCATTAAAATCGCTGCATTTACACGCAAAGGAGCTTACGAATATCAAGTTAAGGTAGGACCTTTGATCCAAAATGTTGAATTTAGATGCACACACCTGTATATTTGCCCTAAATGCAGCGAAGGAATTGTTGCGAGTTCTCTTGCTGGTGAGATTGAACAAATTTACCCTGAGATTAAGCGCGCTATACCGGCTCACCTTCCACCGAACGTTGAACGGTATTACAAACAAGGCTTGGATAACCTTGGTCAAAACCCAGATGCCGCTGGCATGATGTTCCGCAAGGCCCTTGAAATCGGTCTGGGGCAGAAATTCGCCAGTTATAAAGGGAGTTTTAATGAGGTTATTAAAAAAGCAGCCGCGAACAACGAAATCACCAAAGACATTTCTGATTGGGCACATCACATCAGAAAATCCGGAAACAGTGCAACGCACGAAGACGAATACACTCCAGAACAAGCCGAAGAAATGAAGCATTTCACCGAACTGGTTCTGACCTATATTTTCACTCTGCCGGAAAAAATCGCGACACATAAAACCAACGATAAACAGGCAGAATAGTTGCAGTTTTAAAAGCATCATGCCGCCCCGGCCTGGGACACACCCCGCCCCGAATAATAGCCGCGCATTTCAAGTTTGCGCCGCAGCTTGCGGGCATTCTTTATCGCGGATTTTTGGGTTTTAAGGACCAAATCCTCGTGCTGAATCACACGGGCAATCAGATCATCGGTCGCAAGGGCAAAGGCGGAGCCATCGACCAGATCAAGGGTTCCATCTTCGATCATGTCCCGAAGCCAAATGATCAGCATTTGGAACACCATCACAACCGGACGCTTTTCATAAGGGGCCAAAAGTTCGATACGCAAAGCCGTGACGCGGCGTTGCAGCTTGGCCCGCTTGGCAGGATCGACACCCTCGAAAGGTTCCTGAATGGCGGCTTTTACAAGGTCCAGGCATTTATCATCTTCGGCATTCTTGCCGCGTTCCAGCATGACCCGCACCACCGGATCAAGCATTTCAGCAGGCAAAGCCAGTTCAATGCGACGACGGTCAGAAAGATAAGCCATCATGCCGCCACCCCCAAACAGGCAGGTTGCCAGAACCGGCGTCGCAAGGCATTATTACAAGACCCTGTAATCACGGAGAAAATCAGATGAGTAACACGAACAATTCCAGGGAAAAGTTGCGGTTCCTGGACATCGCTATTGTTGCCTCGATCTCCGCCATTATTGGGTCTGTCATAACAACGGTCATGATATTTGGTTTTGGATTCATTAAACCCAGCCGGCAACCGGTCGTTTTTGACACGTTGATAGAAACGATCAAAAACTGGCAAACTTTGATTGGGGCGGTATTGGCGTTGATTGCTGCTTGCTTTACAGTTTTCGTCATACACAGGCAAACGACAGAAGCACGTAAGACGGCGCTGGAACTTGCACGCGAACATCAAAAAGGAATCGAACGAAAAGCATTGATTTCTCTTCCGACAGCTCTTGCACATATATCTGAGTGCCTTGAAGCGCAATGGCAAGAGATGGCACAGATGCATAAGGAGATTATCAAAGGCGAAGCGCTCGTCCTCAAAGAAGGTCGTATTAAAAGCCCGTCCGCAGACGCAATAATAACATTGGCAGAAATCTGCGAGCATCCTTCTGATGATAATATTGCAGATTACTGTCTTGGGATTTCCCGTAGATTTCAATATCACAACAGCCGGATTAATAGCTATATTAATGAAAATAAAGAAAATAAAATAAATGAAATTCATATATTTAGCCTCTCTAGAACTATCGTGGAAATTAAATGTCTCTTAAGTAAACTTTATGACTACAACGACAAAAATTTTTCAGCAGAAATGGATAAAAAAGAACTATTATCTGCATTAAGATCAATTTCATCAGACAGTAATACTTATTGTTTCCGAGAACGTATTTCCCAAGAAATTGAAACTAATATAAATGGCGTATACCGCTATAGCTTGAGCGAAGGTTAAATTTTATAATTTATTAAACTACCACCCCGCACAAACTGGGCTTTGGTTCAATCGCTGCCGTCATACGGTCGGCACATTCACGCAACAGGGCGGCAATGGATTTGATCAGGGCGCGCAGCCCGGCGCGTTCATCGGCAAAGCCGGTAATCGCCCCGGCATCATGCAGGCGGGCGGCGTAAACTTCAAAATGCGGGCAGCCTGCCCCGGCCTTTGCCGCAGCAATATCGGCATCGAACGCCGCTTGCAGACTGATCACATCAGACCGCATCGGGTTGGCGCACTGGCGCAAGCGGGAATAGGAAACACCGCAAACGGATGCCAACATATCACCACCCACGGCGTTAATCGCCGATGTGGTGGCGCTGGCGAAGCTATTTTCAGGCCGGATATAAGGCATGGCTATCAAACTTCCCTGTTTTGGGAGTTGCCGCCCCGCAGCCCGAAGGCCATAAATGCAGGGACAGCAACGGAGCAACGACCATGAACGACAGAAAAAACCGAATAGACGCCCTGAAAGCCGCAACCACCGAGTTTCGCGCAGCACTGGAAGCCTTGCAAAACAGCAGCGACCCCCAGGAAAAAGCCGAGGCCGAAGCGACCCTGAAACGGGCCGGATGGACGAAGGACGACAAGGGCGTGTTTACGCCGCCTTCGCATCCGGCAAAGTCTGATCGTTAACCCCCTGCGTAAATTCAACGGGGATTACGGCTTCAAATTTACGAATGGTGTTTGCGGTTGGGTTCCATTCAGGGCGGTCCATTTTACGGATAGCAGCTTCGTTTACACCCGCCAAAGCCGCCAACCGGTAAATCGCATACCCCTTGTGTTGCCGCCACGCCCGAATACGGTTCAGATTTGCATCAATCGACATTGTTCTTTGCCTTCTTCCTTGATGATGCACCGAACTTATTCGGCATTTATAACTACTGTCAACTGAAATTCGGCATATTTACCGATAAGCGGTCGGATTTTTTAGAGGCACAATGCCGAAAACCAAAAACAAACGGGATTTTGGAGCAGAAAAAATGACCGACCCAATTGAGGAACAGCGCAAAAATTTCAATAAATGGCTAACGCGTACTGGCCAAAGCACACTCGCAGTCGCAAAGCAGGCCGGCATTAACGAATCAGCGTTACGGCACTACAAAAGCGGCAAAACCCGCGATCTGCGGATGGAAAACAAATTAAAAATTGCACAAACCCAGCAGACGACATTGGGAGAGATTTTTGGCGGCACAACCGGTCAGCCCCGTTCGCCAGCACCGGCAAGCATTGAAGCGTCATATGGCGTTCCGTCAGCCGAACCTCCTACTTTTGGAGGATCTGTTCCTTTGCTGGGTCGGGCGCAAAATGGGAAAATAATAGCCACTATGTTCCCGGTTGCCTGGGTTGGTGCCCCGGAATATATGCTCCTACCCGGCAATGTTTTTGCTGTTAGGGTGGCAAATAATCTCAACGCACCCCGGCTGAGAATTCGAGAGATAGTATTGTGCGCTCCCGATGAACCAATCGCCCCCAATGACGATGCAGCAGTAAGAGACACAGATGGCGAAATTCACCTGCTTCGGTGCATTGAAAACCGCCCTGAGCATGGCTTCACTGGATCCGTCTACAGCGATGAGGGCAATCAAATTACCATAGAAGCAGAAAGGATCATGAGCACAGCTCGCGTCGTTGCTATCTACCCCGCGTGATTCTTTTGCAGAACGCAAGCAGGCTCGATTCTTCGAGCAACACCCGGCCTACGCAGAAAATCCGGAACGAAATCCATAAAACATGAATAAAGAATCGTTATTTTAAACGAATAATACGTTGACAACTACGAATTATAACGACAACCTGTGCGGAATAACAACCCGTATAGGTGCACTTTCTCATGGCAACAACATTACAAGCGCTCAATGATAATTCTTGCGCCGCATTGCTATATAGCGGCACACCAATTCGCATTGATGACGACAAACTTAACCTAACAGATATGTGGCGGGCAGCGGGAGCCGATCCATCTCGCCGCCCCTACGAATGGTCCCGCAAAGAGGGCGGGCCATTCATTGAAGCGGTCACTTTGTCTTTAAATACGCCCGTCGAGCGTATTTACATTGCAGGCCGAGGCAAAGGAGGGAGCACCCTCGCCCACTGGCAGATCGGCCTCGCTTACGCCAAGTACCTGTCACCGGAATTCCACATGTGGTGCAACACCGTCGTTCGCGACCGAATGCAAGGCACCCCCACCACGGCGGCAAATGACCATCATCACCTGAATGACCCCAACGCTCTGCGTGGTCTGCTTTTAACCTACACCGGAAAGGTGTTGGAACTTGAAAGCAGGCTGGAACAGGCGCAGCCGAAACTTGACAGTTTTGAACGCATCGCCCAGGCCGATGGCTCGATGTGCATTACCGACGCGGCCAAGGCATTACAAATGCGCCCCAAGGACCTGTTTGACTGGATGGCGCAGAATGGCTGGACCTACAAGCGGCCCGGTACGGCGCACTGGCTGGGTTATCAATCCAAAACAACATCCGGCCTGCTTGAACACAAGACAACGATGGTTTGGCGGTCTGACGGGTCGGAAAAGATTACCGAACAGGTTCGGATTACGGCCAAAGGCCTAACGCGACTGGCAACGCTTATAAAGCCGGCATTCCACACAGACTGACACTTTAGCTCATGACCGAACAGTGACGCAGCGACAACGGTACAACTGCGTCCGGATTCAAGGAAACACGCCAAATGTCTCTTTCATTCCAAAACGCACCTGCTATCGCGATAGATCGCGGTGCAGGCCACCTTATCGCCGATTTCGGCCACCCCCATTTTCCCGGCTGGCAAGCGATGATGTTGCTGCTTGTGCTGCTTATGGCGGCCTACAGCATCATGTCGCCAGGCGACAGTCTGATCAGGGCGCGCGCCAGCCGCGTCCCTACCCGCATTTCGCGTACCGTTGGGTCGCGGAGCGGCGGGCGCGATGGCAAGGGTCACGCATGATGGCCGCCATGATTATCACCCACATCGATGCCGGGCCGATCGTTAAAGCGAGCATCAACCCGGCAACGGGGACCCCCAGCCTTATTTCCGCGCAGTTCGGCGACACGCATGTGCAGATGGATATCACCTATGCCCGCGACCTTGCCGCACGCATCACCCAGGCGCTTGATTATTTGCCCCATACCGCCGCGAAAACCCCAGATCAAAACGGGAGAAAATCCGCATGACCGCGATAATCACCCCCTTCCCACCCAGCCGCATGATGCAACCCCGCGTCATCCCCATTCGTAAAACCACCCCGGCGGCTTGCCTGCCTGCGCAAGGGTCAAGCGTGCTGTTTTACCGGGCGCGCAAATTGCGCAGCGGCACCGTGATTGTTGCCCTGCCGACCGGGCAAATCATGGTCAAGCCCGATAACGGCGACGCGACTGGCTGGATTACCCGGCGCGATCTGCACACCCATTCAATTTTTACGCCGCCGCCTGCGCCGGGCGCGGCATGACCCACGGCTAAGCGAATACCTGGGGAGCAACGGCGCATCACGGATCTACGCCGCCAAGTCCCATAACAAGCCCCGGCAATCAGGACCGTGATCGTGATTGTTCGGGCATTTCATTCCCATGCCAATCGGAGCCCCGCAAATGGCCCAGCAAAATAACGGTGAGATTAACAATTTCAGCCAGCTTGTTTCGACCCTCGAAGATGGCAGCCTGAATGCCGATTTAACCAAACAGATCGGCGAAATCGTCGAAACCCTTAACAACCATGTTCTGTCTTTTGGCGGCAGCCCGTCCGCCAGCCTGAAACTGAAAATTGACGTCAAGCTTAAAGGCGGCGTCATACAAATCACCGCCAGTAACGACATCACCTTGCCCAAATCGCCGCGATCGCAATCGATCATGTGGAGCGACGGCAAAAACCAGCTTTGTCGCCAGAACCCGCGCCAACGCGACATGTTTGCCGACGTGAACGCGGCAGAAACCCGCGCCGTTTAACCCCGGGCAACACCCCAACCAAAACAGGAAAGACCGTAAAAATGGATACCGACACCACAACCCGCACGGAAATTGATGCCGCGCACGACCTGGTACGCCAATACAGCGATCACACCCTTATCGACATTCAGCATAAAGGAATGTCGGCACCGGCAATCGTCATACCCGAAGGCCGCACCATCCAATCGCTTAAAAAGCTGATCGATGAATTCCGCCCCCATCCTGAACGGCGCACCGGCGATAGCGCGATGCTGGACCTGGACAGCTTTATTGACATTACCAACCGGTTCAAATCGCCTTTCAGCGCGGTATTCGCCGTTCACGAAGCCAGCACCGCCGGCGACCTTAAAATCACATCGGTGTTTGATTATCACGACCCGCAAACCGGCGACGACAGCCACGCCCGTTTTATGAGCCACAAGGCACATTATCGCTTTCCGCTTTCCGATGAATGGAAGGCATGGCACGGCAAAAACGACGACTTGCTGGACCAAAGCGATTTTGCCGAATTTCTTGAAGATCACATTACCGAAGTCGCGGCACCCCCGGAAATCGGCCAAAAACCGGAATTGACCGACTTTGAAAAACACCTGGCCAACCTGATCGCATCGCTGCAATCGCGCATTTGCGGCCCGTCAAGCCTGATGGAATTATCACGCGGCCTTGAAATCCGCACCGAAGAAAAGCTGGAAAGCACCCAGCGCCTGGCAACCGGTGAAATGTCCCTGACATTCAGCACCGAACACAAGGACAGCGCAGGCGGACAGTTGAAAGTGCCTGACCTGTTCGTGATCAACATCCCGGTTTTCAAGGGCGGCCCCAGCTATCTGATCCCGGTACGCCTGCGGTTCAAAAAATCCGGGCCGATGTTGAAATGGAAATTCATGCTCCATCGCAGTGAAATCGTGCTGGACCACGCTTTTCGCGAAGCCGCCGAAAAGGTCCGCGAGAAAACCGAACTGCCTGTTTTCTACGGTCGGCACGAATAAGCAGCCCTGCCCGGTCTGTATGGCCGGGCACCCTTCACCGCTCAAACACGGACAACAACAATGCCCACCATTGCAACAACCATCCAAACCCGATCCGGGCGACACGTCGAACTACTTGCCCCGTCGGTTTGCGACATTGACTGGTACGATATCTGCCATGCGCTGGCACGTATTTGCCGGTTCACCGGGCACACAAGCCGCATTTATTCGGTCGCCGAACACAGTATGCTTGTTGCGTATCTGGTCGAGGCAACCCCCCAGGCAGTACCCTACGCCCTAATACACGACGCCCACGAGGCATATATCAACGACCTTTCATCACCCCTCAAACAGGCGATCAAGGAAATTGACCCCGCCGCATGGAAGGCCATCAAAGCCATTCAGGAAGGCTTCGACATTGCCATCCACGCTGCTGCAGGCCTGACCTACCCGGTTCCACCCAAGATAGCGAAGCTGATCAAAGAAGCCGATTACACGGCGCTTCTGATCGAAAGCCGCGACTTAATGCCCCATCAGGTCCGCAACCCCGACAATTTCACTGTTCCAGTGGTGAAGGTTGCGAAAACAAACCCCGGCAATATCAGCAAAACTCTGATGCGACACCTTGAAGTGTTCCTGCCTCGCTTTGAGAGAAAGGAACCCGCAGCATGACCATCGACACCGAAAACATGCGCGGCGATGAAATGCTGTTGACCATCGAAATCAATGGCGCGGTCGCCCTGCGCAAGGCCCTTCGCGACCATGCAACGCACACCAAAATGTTTGCTAACAGCCCGACGCAGGAAACGCTTTTGCGCCAGATATGCAAGCGGGCAACCAATCAGGATGACGCGGCTTAGGCCGCCTCGTTCCGCAGGATGGCGGGCACCCGCTCCCCCCGCTGGAGCGCACCCCCCCACGCCGCCCGCCATCCTTCGCAACGTGAACAGCATCAGAAAGGCGAAACCATGACCAAGGCAATCAATCGCTGTCTGGGCCTTATCCCGCTCGATGCCAGCATGATTGTGACCAGTGCCGCATGGGCGCGGGAAGCGGAGACGGCATGACCAAAGAGCAGTTTGAAAAATTAATCGACCGGATCGACTGGATCATCATTTTTCAGATCGCGATCTGGCTTGCCATTTTAACCAAATAAACAAGGCCATCATCATGACACGCTACGCAAAAACCAAATTCCCCTGCCACCCGGAAATCGTCACAGGCCAACCCTGCATCTTGACCTACATCGAACCCACAAAACAGGGTGGTGAAACCGCCATAATCACAACGTCACACGGACACCGGGCAGTCATCACAATCGGGCATCCAAATGATATTTGGACCGAATGCAGTAAATATGAACTCGGTCTTGATATTGGTTTTAAATACCTGGTTATCACACCCGGCGGACATGAAGCCTGCGCATTTGATAACCCCCTGGATGCCGCCTACGCCGCTGGCCGACCACGTTATGCCAACGCCGTTTCGACCCTCGCCGATGACATGCACCACAACATCGCCGACGACGAAAATGAAACGCTGGCCATTTGGGAAATCACCGACATTCTGACCGACAGTGACGGACGCCCCGAATTCCTGAAAATTTGCCAGTCCACCCCGCGACAGCCCAAAAATTACGGGGATGAGCAATGACAAAAATTGAATGGACCCAGCGCGCAGGAACCAAGGGCGAAACTTGGAACCCGATCCGCGCACGCAATAAGACAACTGGCGGCGTTGGGCATTTCTGCACGAAGGTTTCGGCAGGCTGTCAAAATTGCTATGCCGCAGACTTCCAGAAGCGTTTCAAAAACGCCGTGCGTTATGCCGCACAGGATGCTGATCAGGTCGAGTTGTTTCTTGATGAAAAGGCGCTTTTGAAGCCCCTGCACTGGAAAAAGCCACGCACGATCTTTGTCTGTTCGATGACAGACCTGTTTTACGAGGGGCATAAGGATCAATGCATTGCGAAAATTTTTGCGATCATGGCGCTTTGCCCCCAGCACACATTTCAGGTTCTGACAAAGCGCCCGACCAGAATGTTGACATGCACCCAACCACCAGCAGAGGAAATCGCCGCAGAGATCGCGGCGATGATGGCGGACGCAGATAACGCCTATGACCAGCTTTTAACAACCGCCACACCCCTTAAAAACCTATGGCTCGGCGTAAGCGTTGAAAATCAGCAAACAGCAAACGACCGCATACCGGCACTTATCAACACAGACGCAACGGTGCGGTTCATTAGCGCCGAGCCATTGTTAGGCCAGATAGACCTCACCAAGATACAAGTCGGTGATTTTTCAGGGCTAAACAGCCTCGCCGGGACGTACTGGAACGATCTCGCGGAAATGAAAGGCACGATTCCGGCTATAGACTGGGTAATTTGCGGCGGTGAAAGTGGACACAGCGCCCGCCCTATGCACCCCGACTGGGCGCGTAACTTACGCGACCAGTGTAAAGCGGCTGGCACCTCGTTTTTCTTCAAGCAATGGGGCGCATGGCAAACAATTTATGATCGTGACAAAGACGACATCGATTGGCGCGCCTGCCCCACCCCACAAAACAGCAACGAACGATATGTGAATTTGGAAGGCGGCCACGGCTTCCATGGAGAGCGTGTTGTTTTCGCAAAACGCAAAACAAAGAAAGCATCAGGCCGGATGCTTGATGGCCGAGAACATAATGAGTGGCCGGAGGTGGTATCGTGACCAAGGCATATCCACTTTCATGGCCTGACGGCTTCAAACGAACCAGCCCGATTGATCGTCGAACCGCACCGTTCGGGAAAACCGGCACCACCGGCTATAAAAGCCGCCTAACCATTGCGGATGGCCTGAAACGCCTGATTGAACAATTGGAATTAATGGGCGCAATCAATTTTGTAATCTCGACCAATGTTGAATTGCGAAATGATGGTCTGCCTCGCTCGGGCCGTCGGGATCCAGATGATCCCGGTGCCGCGGTGTATTTTCAGTTCTCTGGCACAGCACATTGCCTGCCCTGCGATAAATGGGATCAGGTCGCGGATAACCTTGCAGCCATCGCCAAGCATATTGACGCACTGCGCGGTATGGATCGCTGGGGAGTCGGCGATTTGGAAACAGCATTCGCCGGGTTTAAAACATTGCCGCCACCAAACGGCGAATCTCCGGTCAATAATGTTTCAACCCGGTCATGGTGGATCGTTCTCGGCGTCCACCAAAGCACACCAAAAAATGAAGTGACTGCCGCATATCGTCGGCTGGCAAAGAAATATCACCCTGACCAAGGCGGTGACGTTGCCAAAATGGCCGAGCTGAATACGGCATATCAGGAGGGCATGAAGAAATGACCACGCAAAAACTGATCATGATCCCTGCCCGTCAACTTGGAGATGGTTCGTTTGAAATAGAAATTGCCACTATCCATGCTGGACAGCCCGCAAAGGCTGTGATTGTTGGCGGCATCGGAAATGGCGGCGTTGTTTCCCGGGAACAAATCATGGCGATGGCCAGGGCGTCCGCAACTGCCGAACACCGGTACGAAGTTGTGCCGGGAGTTACGCGGATCAATGGCCTTATCGCTGGCCTGAAAGCTATCGGGCTTGAGGTGGAGGAAGAATGATGGATGACAAATTCATTTCCCCCGGAACTCCCTGCACCCCTCACCAACGCGAAATCCTCGATATCCTGATTGAGGAATGCGCCGAAGTCATCCAGCGAGCAACCAAAGCCAAACGCTTTGGTTTGGACGAGGTGCAACCCGGCCAACCCCATACAAATGCGGTTCGTTTGGCACACGAGATTGGCGATGTAATTGCAATGATTGCGCTGTGTGAGGAAAAGTGCGGCGTGTCCAGGTATGAACAAATGAGCGGGATGGAAAATAAAGCCCGGCAACTTGCAAAATATATGCAAACGGAGGAAGGGGAATGAAAAAGCTTGAAAAATTCGTTCCAGACCCCCGGTACTGGACTGATTGGCAACTGGCGCACCGCCTCGGCTGTACCCCAAATACTATGCATCGGAAAATAGCCAAGCTTGACGGGTTTCCCAAAAAAGACCCAGAATTCGGCTGGGATAGTATCGCAATCGAAATTTATTTTAATCGCCGGTCTGGGTTAACGCTTGGCAACAATGTCGCAAACAAAGACGAACATCAGCAATGGGACGATCTGTTAAATGGTTCTCATCAGCATACCATACGTCAAGGCGTTCACAGTTAAGGGCAAGGTTTACGCCTATTACCGACGCAATGGACAGAAAATCCGCATCAAAGGCGACATTGGATCTGATGCGTGGCGGGCCGAATATGAACGGATACACAGCGAGTTTCAAAGCGGTGCCGACTCCGGCCCTGCCATCAAATCAGGCTCCTATGACGATCTGATTGCAAAATACAAGGCCGGGCCTCTTTTCAAGCAATTGGCACCACGAACAAAAAAAGAATATGCCCGGCATCTTGATACGATTGGCGATATTGCGGGAAAGATGGATGTCGCATCCACACCCCGTCAATTCGTAACCATGATGCGTGACCGCTTTCATGAAACACCAAGAACAGCAAACGCCATCATTTCTACGCTGCGATTGATCCTGAACTATGCAATCGACCTTGGCTGGATGACGCATAATCCCGCAGCACGGCCGCGTCGATTAAAAGAGGGCGATGGATATCGTGCATGGGAAGAAAGCGAGATAGATCAGTTTCGGGCGACATGGCCGATGGGCACAATTCAACGAGTTGCATTTGAACTGATTCTCTACACCGGCCAGCGCGCATCTGATGTGCGTCAAATGGTACGCGGCCACATAAAAAAAGGCTGGATTTCGGTTAAGCAGCAAAAAACTGGCGAGCGGGTTGAAATCCCGCTGTCAAACATTTTGCAGGATGCTTTATCTGCATGGCTGCCACAGCACGATCATTTGAACCTGATCCCTGCGCCCAAAGGCAAACCATACGACGATACCGCTTTTTCAAAATTCATGCGCAAGGCCTACAAAAAGGCAAATCTCCCGGAAGATTTCAATTCCCATGGCGGGCGCTATGCCGCGGCAACTCGCTTGCAGGAGCTTGGCTTGAGTTGGGAAGAAATTGGCGGGATTACCGGACACGAAACCGCCCAAATGGTTCGTAAATATTCGGAACGCAAACGCTCTGCAAAACTGGCTATCGACAAGCTGAACATTATCGATAAATAGCCTAAAGTGTCTAACGTCCACTGATCGCAGTGTCTAACTTTTCAGGCGGAAATTTGATAACCTAATTAATGCGTTGATATAACTAAGGAAAGTTGGCGATCCCTGCTGGACTCGAACCAGCAACCTACAGATTAGAAGTCTGTTGCTCTATCCAGTTGAGCTAAGGGACCGTAGAGCCGGGACTACAGAAAATTTACAAATCACACATTGGTGCAACTGCAATATCAAACCCGGTTTCACAGCAAAACGGGGCGATAATCGCCCCGTGGTCCGGCTTGCAAAACAAACCCGGCAAATTAATCAGACAACACGCTTGAAAGCGAAATTGTCGGCATAGGATTTAAGCTGAATTTTGCGGCTTTTCGGCTGTTCGATCTCGGCGATCAGATTATGCTTGGCAGCAAACGCCTGTGCTTCTTCGAGTGTATCAAATTCCATCCGAACCTGACCACGGGTATCGGTTGAACCGATCCAGCCCATCAGATGATCCGGAAGTTTCTGGGCGCGGGGTTCAAATTCCATAACCCAATGCTTGGTCGCGGCGCGGCCGGACTGCATGGCATTTTTCGCGGGTTTGAAAACACGAACCTTCAT